GCACTGTGAAGATCTGGCGAAAGCTTATGCCACACGTAAGGTGTATCAATACGCCGAGAAACAGTGGAAGGCGGCACAGAAGTTTGTGCCAATTCTCACTGCTATCGGAGCAGGTATTGTGGTGGCCTATGCAGGCTACAAGGTGTACGGGTCACCTACTGAAGAACCCGTGAAATCTCAGGCTATTGTCAAGGAAGACATTATCCAGAGTCTCCGAAGTGGAGAACTGGAGAAGTTGGAGTTGACGCGACGTGCTGTTGAGAAGGTCAACAAGGACCAGAAGGCGAATCCCTGGCATGCATCTTATGCCCCTATTTCAGTCGATCATATCGAGAAAGAAGGGATGGATCATTTCCACAGGAGGATTGCGCTGGTTCAAGAACCGGCGGCCATTATGTTCTATTCACCTGACGGAGAAGAACGCGGCGGTGCTAAGTGTAGTGCCTTTAAGCTCAATGAGAGCTATTGGTGCTTACCGAAGCATTCTGTGTTACCAGATGTGAAAGAATACAAGATTTGCATACGAATTGGTGTGCAGGATAACGAGGTTGGGTGGTACAATCAAGCATTGTATACCTATACCGATATTATCCAGTTTGCAACTGATCTTGTGGCTGTTCGGATCATGGGATCCCCAGGAAAGGGGATCTATGACCAGTTGCTGGTGAAGGATGAAGCCCCTCAATGTGATGTTTACAGAGATGGGGCCCTCCTTGGGCCAGCGAACCCAAGCGTTTGCTCTTCTAGGCCAGTGTTCGTGTCTGATAAAGACGTGTTCCCTGGAAAGAAAGTGGACGTTAAGGTTACAACCGAAGTTAACCCCGGTGAGATGGGTTACTGCGGGAAGCTGTACACAGCGCACATTCGTGGGAGACCCGTTGTTTTGGGTTTCCACATTGCTGCGTTTGAGAAGACGGCTATCTACGTCCCCCTGACGAGGGACATGGTACCGGCTTCTGTCATGGATGCAATGCCTTCACCGGTGTTGTCTGTGGCTGCACAAGCTTTCTTAAGTGGGGTAAAGTTTGAAGCCCCCCCTGTTGACTCCCAAGTCACACAGGTTCCAGGGTGTCCGATTTCAATAATTGGCGCCATTGGTCAACATGGACGAACAGACAAGTCTAAGCTCATGAAGACGAAGATCGCGCCGCTTTTGGCGGCCGAGATTCCGAAACATTTCGCTAAACCCTACATGGGTTTTGGTGGGATGACTGAGTATGACAATGTCAGAGAGTTCAACAGT